TACCGCTGCGATTGGCGAGTTGATGCACGAAGTCAACGCTGTTCTTTCTGCAATGGATATGCAAGCGCATATGAGAGCGCAGGGTGTGATTGAGCCGTTGAAGAAACCGCACGGGATATTCGATTTTGCGAGACGGAAGAAATGAGGCGGAGGAACTGATGTCATGCAAGAAGAAACATCGAAAAAAGAAAAAGTAAAACATTGTCCATACTGTGATTGGCTGCACAAAAAAACGATGGAGTATATTTTCAGCAATACGGACAGTAAAAAAGTATGGAAATGGTACTGCGTATGCGAAACCATTGCTGATTATGAAAACTGGAAAAAGTTATGCGAACGAAGTTAAGCGCAAGCAAAAGAAAACTGCGTGAAATAGAGCGCGAAATAGAGAAAGAACAGCAGTACTTACAGATTTCGTATCCTTTACAAGACCCGGCGAGGATGATAGCCGAGAAGAAGTTTAACTCGGCAATCGAGTACGTCAAAAAGCATAAGGTGGAGTAATGGCAGACGATGAACTGAAAATTAAGACAGAGAACCCGGATAAGAAAGAGTCGGAGACGATAGACGTCATCACCGAAAATATCAAGTCAGACGTTTTTTCCACGTCCGAGCGAAAAGAGATAGTTGATATTGTCCAGGCTGACGTAGATTACGCCGAGGAAATCCAGGAAGACTGGGTTACGCAGAAAGAGTTGGATTTAAAACATTACCATCTCGCTAAACCGTCCGAGCTGGAAGGCCTGACGAAGAAAGAGTGGCAATGCGACAGGAACTTAGGGTTAGCCCGCGCTGTGGCTGATACATATATCGCCACGTTCTTCGCGACGTGCTGGACGCCGGATACGATCAATCTCGTTGCGGTCAAAGCGTTAGATATCGATAACCGGCAGAACCAGGAGAAGTTTATCAAGTGGGGTATGGGCCAGCATGAAGCTAATGCCGGGCCTGATGTGATGGATTTCATACATAACCGCGTGGTTGTGGGGACGGCTGCGTTTAAAGTGTACCGCAAAGTGTGGGATGAATGGGTTGACCGCAGGATCCCTGTCAAGAACAAGGACGGCGAGACTATAAGATACGAGATCAAGACTGAGAAACAACGGTTCTCAAAAGGTGTGATCGAGAACGTGCCGGATATTGAAGATATTCTCATGCCGGAGTACGGAAAGAATATCCAGGACTTGCCGTACTTTATCCAGGTCCTGCATTTAGACGGGGAAAGTGTGATCGACCTGATTGACCGCGGCGTGTTCAAGCCTGCGGATAAAGAAGAGTACAAGAAGAAACTGTACAATTTCGCGTACTCTGAAAAGAAACGCACGTTAGGCGAAGAAAAGTTAGCGACGCTGGGAATATCGTCTCCTGACGCGATATCCGATACTGACGTGCGGCGTATGCCGATTGACCTGTACGAATGGTACGGATATTACACCAAAGGGGATAAGACCGAGCGGTACAGGATGATCGTTGACTTGACTAATGAAGAGTTTTTATCAGGTAAACCTGTCCGCAAGATCAACAGGTCAGGCAAGATCCCGTTCGTGGTAGGGTCGTTGTCGAAAGAGCCGGGCATGGTCAGGGGCGTATCCGTAATGCAGACCATTGCGCCTATAGTCAACATGATCAACAACGTGTTCTGCCAGAAGTCAGATTTCCAGTACGTCTCGAACTGTCCGTTCGGGTTCTATGTCCCGGACGAAGGATACACTCAGCAGCAGTTAGACGTTGAGCCGGGAGTGATATACCCGGTTTCAGGCGACCCGCAGAAATCGGTATACTTCCCGAACCTGTCCCGGCCAATGGCCTGGGCTGAATCGGATATCCGCATAGGGTTAGAGTTTATTGAGCGACTGACAGGTGCAGCGACATTTTTCCAGACGAACAATAAAGGCGTATCCGGCACAGCAACAAGGGATATGCTAATAGATAAGAACTCCGAAACCCGGTTCGGGATAGGCGTGTACGGTATCCAGCGTGATATTTGCGAAGCGATAAATATGTGGTTTGAGTTATACCAGGACTACCCGCCGCAAGGGTTAGCTGAACGCGTGGTCGGAAAAGACGGGGAAAAACTGTTCCGCAACCTTACAATTGACGCGTTGCGCGGTGATACTGACGTTGAGATGACGCCGGATACTGTAGCGGGGTCAAAGATGTACCGCAAACAGTTGCAGTTATGGGCGTTCGAGTCGGCGCAGCAGACGGTATGGCTCAACCCGCAGATCAACCCTGCCGGCAACTGGGACCTGACCGCGGACACGTTCAAAGAAGTGCTGGGATTATCGGACAGTGAAGTCAAACGGTACTTAGGCGAGCGGCCGAAAACGGAGTTCAACGAATCTGATCTTGACGATGAATGGTACAGGTTCATGAACGGCGAAGATTTCGACCCGCCGGAAGGCGCGACGGCGATGGCGCAGCAGCATTTATTAGGCCATGAGAAACAGAAACAAGAAAAGTACCAGGATTTGCCGGAAGAATACCGCGCCAATTTCGACGCGCATATATACAAAACGATAGTCAACTCGATGAAGTTTATGAAAGAAATCCAGGCTGAAGCCATAGCGAACAGGATAGCCAGCCAGGTAGCATTATCCGGCAATCCTAACCTATTGGCACAACAGCCGGTTAGTAATGTTCAACCGTTGAACACACCAGGGATGGGTGGGGATATGCCTATTCCTGGCCAGATCGCGCAGCCTGGAGCGTCTGGCGCGCCTGGGGCGCAAATAAGCCCTATTCCAGGGCAAGGCGGGGATAATGGCCCGATTTAACGATATTGACACAATCCAGGAGTTACGGAGCATTGTTCAGTCTACGGCGTTCCGCGCCGTATTAGCTGAACGCAGGGAGTATTTTCAGAAGGAGGTGAACAGGTTTGTCGGAGACCAGGATTGGATGAACGCATACGCTTCACTTAAACGATTCGAAGACACGAATAAACTGATCGAGATTTTAGAGCAGAAAATCGCTCAAGCTAAAGGAGAAAAATAATGCCTAAACCGAAACCCGTACCCCCGTTCAAACTCGCGCCGCATCCTGAGTATAAGTTCATGTCGAAGAAAGATGTGGTTGAAGCGGAACGTAAGCGTAAAGAGCAGGAAGCGATGGTTGCCGCGTACCGTGACCAGTTACAGTCAGGACCTGCTCCTGCCGTTGCTCCGTCAGTTGAGCCGGCGAAGAAACCGGGCAGGCCGAAGAAAGCCGCGTAATGAAAGATTTAAAAGTAAAAGAATCGGCTGCGGATATCGGGGTATTCCGTTTCGATAAAGACGGTTATGTCATCCAATACGACGATGAGATGAAACGGTTTATCGCAGACGCGCCGTACAACTTTTATGAAGTCAAAGACGAGTTCTGCGAGTTGCTACGGGATATCCGTAAATATTTTACGAAGCGCGGGGTAAATCTGGTTAAAGAAAAACACGAGACCGGGTATTTCGAGAAACTTACTCCTTCGCATATCGAGCATACGGGGTTTATGGTCAGGCCGTTCGATTATTTCGGGTTCGATATGGTAGTGCCTGAACAGAAAGAACGGTTATCGCATCCTTTGTTCGATCTGAGTATCAACCTGCGGGAGGATATCCCGCACAGTTTTTCATTGATGCTGAACCAATGTAATTTCCTTGACCGGGTTGATGATGTGATTGCGTTTTTAGATCAAGTGTACGAATACCACGAGAGTAAACTGGCTGCTTCGCTGGCCTAAAACAGCGATGGTTAAGGGTCATCTTGGCATGACCATAAACTGCCCTGGTTGCATAATCGGAGGATAAACGATGGCTGAACTTGACGTAAAGACGGCAAAAGACGATTTAGCGAACGAACTTGAGCAGCGGAAAGACCGGGCTGAAAAAGAGAAACTTGCCCGGATGGACGAAGCTGACAGGAAAGTTGCCGAGGCAAAAAAGCAGGATGAGGTTAAGCGTAAATCCGAGGAGAAAGCGAAAGCTGACGATGCGGCGAAAAAAGACGCTGACCTGCTTGCTAAAAAGCCGGAGGAACTTACTGACGACGAGAAGAAACGCGTTGATGAGTTGATCGCGGCAAAACAAAAGTCCGATGAAGCGAAACTGTCTCCTGACGAGAAGATCAAGAAAGTGCAGGACGCGGCGCAGAAACGGATTGACGAAATATCCAATGAAATGAAACAGGTCAAGGATAAATCGTCAAAAGAGTTCCAGGAACTGCAGGAGAAATTAAAGTCTCTTGAAACGCAGAACAAGGAACTGAGCGAGAAACTTACCGCGTCAATTCCCACGGCTGACACCATCAAGGCGCAGGTTATCAAGTCCGAGAACGAACGCATTGCGAGGTACGTAGCTGAAGACAAGTCGTTGCCGCGTAATCAGCGCAGGGAAATGGATAAAGCCGAGCTTGAGGAATGGATGCTTGAAGATTTAGTGTCCGCCCAGGAATGGCTGATCGACCGCAGGGCGAGGCGTGACGCCGAACGTTCTGACGATATCCGCGTGATCCAGTCGAAACTAAAGACCGGAGCATTGCGTAAATCGCAGGTCGAGTCATTGAAACGCGCTGAACGCGAGAACCCGGAAATGTTTAAAGACGGCACGGAACAGTATAAGTTGGCCCAGGAAATAGCTGAATCGCATCCCGAATGGGCTGATGAACCTGACGCGCCGGAACGGGTACTCGCTGAAGTCAAGAAACGCACGGCTAAACCAGAACCTTCTGAGTCGGATAAGAAGATCGATGAACTGACGAAGAAGATCGATGAGTTGACCGCGCATATCCAGTCTATCGAGAACTCCGATGTAGGCGTAAACTCTGTGGGACAACGGCCGCGCGGAGCGAATATCACGCTGACCGATTTCGAGAAACGGCTCGAAGCTACGATGCGGGAAGCTGGCGCGTCTGAGGAAAGCATCAAGTCCGCGATCGACCGGCACAGGAAAAAAGAGGTGCGGTAATGGCGAAAGCGTTTCCTAACGACGACGGAGCGTTTTACCGTTGCGGAAAGTGCAAGGGTAATATCTACTACGTCAAGTCGGAAAAGAAACCGCAACGATGTCCTGAGTGCGGGTACGAACACGGCACGCGGGACGTCAACGATATCCCCAGAGTGGTAAAGTTGTTACTTAACGAAAAACCTGAATAGGAGGCATTTACATGGGATTAAGGCGGTATCAAACACACGGGTTCTACCCGATAAGCAACCCGCCTGCACGCCGGCAAGCGTTAGCCGCGACCGTGACCATT